CACTGTTTCTTGTAGTGATTTATAGCCTTGTCCTTATCTGTGAACGAAACGTTAAGTTTACCGTCGCACCAGTATTCGTACTTAACATCCTCATGTGCAGATAGCATAGACGCACCTTTCGTGTTCGAATCAGTACATTCTACAAAATCATAGAAGCCACGTTTGCGCATAGGCTCAACACTCCAAACATAATACTAACAACGGCAAGTTTCATGGCTAGTTTCGCTTCTGCTGTTATATCGTCATCACCAGCCGTAATTCGTTCATTCAAGTCATCACAAGTCCTCGAAATAGAATCGAACTGTTCTTGACGTACACCAATTTCATCCTGCAAATCATCGTTCAGGTCAAGTATCATGCTGTTGTACTTGTCCTGAATGGTGTTAGCTGAACCCATTTGCGGTTCGCTTGGAGTTTCAAACTCCATGAACTCTGCGACCATCTTTTACCCCCAATACGCGAACTGATAGCAAACCAAAAGGCAACTGACGACGACTATGCCCATTCCTGCACGGGCTGCGATTATGTTCTCGTGCTGGCGTCTCCAACACGTGTTGCAATCAGTGCTTGTCAAAGCGTAGTAAATCAACGCTGTTCCGAACAGAATCAAGGCAATGCAGATTATCATTTCTCTCCCACCTTCGTCAATATGATCCCGTTCAGCGGTTCGGCTGTTCTCGGGCGCACCTTGGTCGTATAACCTGTTTCCTTTCCGTTCATGTACTCCACAATCTCAAACGTTCCCTCGCTGGCGTAAATCAGCAGACCGTTTCCGCCGATTATCTGCTCGTCCATGAGCAGCTCCAACGGGCAGTACTTGTGGAGCATGTACACCTGCCCATCGCGGTACGAGTAGAATAGCTTGGTCATAATACAGTCCTTTCAATCGGTTTGCCTGCAATAGAATAGTATCAAAAACCACTTGCCATGTCAACAAGAAAAGCAGCCCTCTTTCGAGGGCTGCTTCCGTTTGGTTTCTCCTGCCTTTCTCATTTCTTGCCGAAGTGTTCAGAGGGCGGTGCGGCTAGCCCAGCTTCTCGGTAATCGTATCAAGCTTAGCGTTGATAGCCCCGATGGCAGCGGCGTTATCGGCCACCGCCTTTCCAATCCACTTGATGTGGTCGTGGTCGCAAAGTTCCATGCCGCGCCCCGTGGGGTCGTAGGTACCAGTGACCTGCTCGTAAATGGTTGCAAGCAACCTGTCCTGATGCTCTGTCAGCATGTCTTCCTCCTTCTTCTCGTAATCTCCACCCAGTCCGCGCACGACAGCGCCGACTAGGTCATCCCATGGCGTTGAGTGCCAGGCTTCCGCGTCCGCTTCGGTGTCCACGAAACACACCTCGATGAGGATGGCGGGCATTTCCGTGTGATTTATGACGTAAAGACCCGTGGTGCTCTTCGCTCCCCTGTTCGGCAAGCCCAGAGCCGATGCAAGCTCTCGGCTCACGTCCTGCGCGTACGTCTCTGCGCTCGAATAGGGATAGTGCCAGACCTCGGTTCCCGTTCCGCCGCCCGAATTGAAGTGGACGGCGATGAAGAGGTTGGCTCCCGACGCGTTGGCGTTTCGGCACTCCTCGCGAAGCTCTGCGGAAACGTCGGATTCCTCGTTCGAACAGTCGGTGACGTACCAGCCCTGCGCATCGAAAGCGTCTATAAGTTGGGCGACGAAAGCGCGGTCGCACTCGTACTCGTCGAGGTAGCCCGACGCTCCCCTCGCGATGGCGGAATGACCGCCTGCAATCGCAATGTGCATGTTATATCTCCATCTTGTCTACATGGTCGTCGAACTTCGTGGCTAGCGTGGTGATTGCAAGCGTCAGGTCTTTGAGCGTGTCGTTCATCTTCACGTAAAGCCACCCCATGAAGCAGCATGCCACGATTGGAAAGCCCACGCTGCCGACGGCCGTAATCACCATATCGAATGCAGCAGTGTCCATTGTCAACCTCCTTTCTAAAAACCAAGGTAGTCGAACACGTTGTTGAAGAACTCTCGTGTTTCAATCGTGTCGAAGAACACGCTTCCCTGCATGTACAGCTTTCGCACGCTCCGCAACACCACGCTCGATTTCTCTATCATAAGCAGGTTAGGCTGCATGTCCGATTTTGTCAAGACGTAAACCAGCGCATCCTTCGGATACCTGCGTGAAACGTAGTACACACCTTCCGTGTAGTCCACCCACACGCCAACCGTCCTGTTGTCGAATCGGAGTGCGAAATAGAATCTCGCTTCCTCCGACTTCTTGGCTATGAACTTGTCATTGTCATCATAGAACATGTTGCCAACTGCGTAATCGTAGTATGACGTTCCACGTATCATCTGGCCAAACCTAGTTTTGTCAACGTGCGCCCTAAATTTTTCGCTCTGCACAATCTCAACACACATGTACCCCTTGTGCGCCATGAGAAAGCGCTTACCCTTTCTCGGCTTCAATCTCCATCCGATGAAATACGGGTTAGTCAGTGCGACGGCGTTAGCCATGAACATTACCTTAACCCTGTCCTGAAATCGGTCAACCGTGTTGTAGAAGTCTTGAAACTGCTTCAACTCGTTTTGCAAGTAGTGTAGCGAACCCTTGTCAATTATGAACTCGTCAAATCCTATCATATCAACGTCGGGATAGGGTACAGATTTTTTGGTCAACGCGTTTGCCAGCGTGATGAAGAAACATAGCACACGCCATTTCTCTGGCTTTTCATCACCTATTGCAACCTTTCTGATGTATCCTTTCATTCCCTCAACTTTGAACTCCCACGATGGAAAGCGGTCAACAATATCCTGAAAGAACTCCTGCTTGTCGTCGAACTCCGACTTGTACCTGCGCAGGTAGATGAACTGTTTGCCCGTCTTGATGAAATGCCTTATCCGCTTGTACTTGAAGTCATACGTTTTGCCCGTTCCGCGCCCGCCGATGACGAAGTTGAACATGGCGTTCCGCGTCATGATGTCGTGTGCATCGTAGTACATGCTCTCGCTCATAGGTACCGTCTCACCTCCCAGTAGTACATGCGCCGTGGGTAGCTCCTCGCATCCGTCGTGGTCTGGTCTGGTCCGTAGTCTGGCCCACCGTGCCCCCACAGCTCGTTGTTCCCCATATACAGCTCCACGTGGTCGAACGACGGGTTCCATCCGCGCCACATGATAAGAACCAGGTCGGCTGGCTCCATGTCCTCGATGGGAAGGTCTTCAGAAGAGTACCCGCTGGCTATCCTCTCCCCCTTGTCGGCCATGTCTCCCGTCCACGTCCCCACGTCTATTCCCGCAACCTGCTGGTACGCGAACCAAATCGTCGATGAGCAGTCGCCGTAACCGCTGCTAACGGGGTCAAGCCTTCCTGCACCCTGCGAATACGCGAACTTGTCAAGCCACGAACGGTACAAATTGCATATCGCGTTCTGTGCTTCACTTCCTGTTTCAGAACCGCCACCTTCGTTGCCGCCGTCAATATCAGTTCCGTCAGCGTTGTATCCGTTAATCCACCTTTGACCCGATGCAGGATAAAATATCACCCCTTTTGCGTACTCGTCTCTGCCATATAATATGAGTATATCGCCATTTTGAATTATGTACCCTAGCTTGCTTTTATCTGTACCAATCCCTGGGTTGTTGCCCCCGGGCGTCGTGTCAACGTCCCCGCTTTGCCCAAAATCAGGCGGGGCACTCTCACCATCCCAATCCTTCAATCTCTGGTACACGGTATTGTAACGGTTTCTGTACTGTCCAAGAACGCCATGGTTCATGCAAACGGTGTAAATCCTATCGAGGTCTGCACTACCGCCTGCCGTTGCAATGACCTGTCCTGCGCTTGCTGGTGATTGATGGTACATGCTCATTGCGAATATCAAAGGTTTCGGATACGACTGGCTCATTCCCCAACCTTCAAGCGTCGCAATATACCCCTCGAAGTCCGCAATTGCCTGATTCTCTTGAATGACGTGGTTTTCTTCCTCTTGGAAAACAGATATGATGCTGTTCCCCTCTTCCCTGTTGAGGTACCTGCTGTTCCACCACGTGCTGCCCGCATCGTGCGATTCGAGGTCGGAGCGCAGCGAGGACGCCAACCGCCCGTAGGCAGTCGGCGTCTCGTCCTTGACTCGGTTGAGGAGGGCAGCCGCCCGCGTACCGTACCATTGCATCATGCCTATCGTGATAGGGTCGCTGTAATACACGGCTGTCCAGTCCCACTCGGACTCCACCTCGCCGATGACGTACATCGCATAATAGCATATGGTTCTCGTTGACGGCATTTCGCTCCCTCCTTATCTTTAAGCTGGTGCCACTGTCGAGGGAACCTCGCCGTAGAAGAACATCATGGTACCGCTCGTGTCGTATTCCTGGTCGATGTACGAGTAAAGCCCAACCATGCCCGTGGAGCTGCTGTAGGTGATACGCCCGAACGGGTTGGCGGTCTTCGAAAAGAACACGTCGCCGTCGTAGTCCGATGTCGGACGCAGGAACTCGGGCAGCGTGAAGAGCGGCGTTGTCCCTCCATTCAAGGTTGCGTTTGCCAAGAAGACCTTCACCACGCAGATGCTCGCAAGAGGGCTGTAGATGTAACGTGCGCTGACGTTGGCGATGGAGGTGGTAACGCTGACTGATTTCGGCTTCGCAGTAATATCCGCCCGCAGCTTGTTCACCTGCTCGCCGACTTGGCTAACCATGAACGGTGAAGCTGCGGTTCCCGTGGACGCCGCTGCAGTGCCGGCGTCCGTCACCTTCAGATGACCGAACATCGTAGGCGTGCCCTGACCGTAGATGCTGGCAGAACTCACGTGGTTGGTGGGCGCTTTCTGGCTCACATCCGTCTGCAAGTCATCGACGCGGGTGCTCAGCGCGGCGATGTCTCCCTTGTTCTTGGTCGCCGTGCCCTCTACCGTGGTCACGCGCCCAGTTAGCGCGGTCACGTCCGCCTGCGTTCCCGCTAGGTCGCTCTCATTTGTCTGCGCGAGGGACAGCGCGCCGTCGGCGGTCTTCTGCGCGCCCGCAATCTGCGACCCGTGCGTCTCCACTGTGGCAGTCAACGCAGAGACGTCCTTTTGCGTCTCCGTCATCTGCGTTTGCAGGGTGAGGACGTTGGCGTTCGCGTTCACGACGTCGTCCGCGCTCTTCTTCATCTGCGCATCAACCTTGCCCATCGCGGCGTTGTATTGGTCACGCAGGTTCGGCTTGTCCGCCGATGCGTACAAATCCAAATTATAGTTCGGTGTGTACTCTGTAGCCATTATACGCTCTCCTCATCATACATGATTCCTTCTGGTACAAAACCGTCCCCTATAAGCTGACCGCTGTAAACTGCCAGCCCTCGGACGTTCAGCCCGCAGTCGGCAAGCTTGTCAACGGTCAGGTCTAGCTGTGCAAGCTGGTCTACGGTGATTGCGTGCACCGTGACGTCATTGAAGAAGTCCCGCATCGCGCGTACGTTGTCAGTGTACGCGCCTACCGTGACGTTCCATACGAGCAGGCCGACCTGCAACCCTGCAATCAGGTCACGCAAGCTCTTGTCAAGCTTAGCGACCTCTGTATCCGTGTACCCTTCGAGCTGCTTCGTCTGCACCTTCTGCTCCGCATGAAGCTGGCTCTTGAAATCGTCGAACACTACCGTGGACACGAAATCGCCGTCGATGGTGGCAAGCTTGCCGAACAGGCACGCAATCTGCTGCTCGACCGACAACGACTCGTCGTACACGAGCGGGGTTGCGATTTGGTTGCACGTTCTCCCGCTTCCGAGAAACGGATAATAGATTCCCATAATCTCACCTCCCTAAAGAGCGTTCCAATAATCAGTGTATATACCCATGAAAAGTTCGTTCAAATCGCCAATCACCATCATGTCGATATTGAGGAACGTATCACGGAACTGCATGAGGGCTTGTGCTTTGGTGATACCCGATATGCCGCTCACGTGCGTTACGTAATCCTCTAGCGTCTTTGAACTCGCTTTCGTGGTATCGCTTGCTGCGCTGTCTGCGCTGCTGTCTTGTGTACTTGTGCCTTTAGCAGTGGTGCTGCTGTTGCTGTCGGTTAGGTTGGTAGCGTAATCCTCGTTTCCAGAAAGCTGCATCTGCGGCGTGGCGCTCACGACCGTCCGCGCCTTGGAGTCGGTATCGTTCACCGTATCGCTCGTGGCTTTCGTGTTCGTATTCTCCGTGCGCGAATAATCCCTAGATTGGTCGGATGTTCCTGTGGTGCTTCCTTCGGTATGCATATCATAGTTGCTGAAAGGGTCGAAGTCATGCAGGGCGCTCTTGTACAGCTGGTTGTAGAACGGCATAATCTCGTTCATCTTGCGGTTCAGGAATCGCTTGAAGAGCGCGGGCGTTTCCATCCCTATCTCCCGAAAGAAGAAATGCTCCACAATCTTAGCGTTCAACGGTGTGCGGTAATTTTCGTCAAAAATAGGGTAGGTGTCAAGTCCCAAATCAAAACCGTTTTCAACAAGCGAACCAAGTTCAACTGTGAATATAGCCCCACGATGGTACGGAACACCGCACTCTCCATCTTCATACAAACTCATAGCCCCACGCCCCCCTCCGATTGAATCTCGGGGTCAACCATAAGAAGCGTGTTCATATTGTCGGTAGAAATATCCTTGTTCATGTCACACCAAACTTCAAGCCCGTATTTACGGTTGATTTGCCTGCACGCTTCACGTCTGCAATTCAACCTGATAAGCCTGTTCGCTTCAATCTGCCCATTGTTGGCTTCAACTTCTGCGGTCTGCACTCGCTCTGCCTTGCTTATGTTGCTGTTCCCGATTCCGAAGTACGTCATAATTTCTGCCCACACGGTCTGCTTTGCCTTTAGCAGTTCTGGCGTGATGAACGGCGCACCAGAATTGAGGTACGTTATCAGCGATGGGTCGAACATCCCATCAGCGCCAACAATAATAGGCTCGTTGCCCACGTACTGTTTCATAAGGTTCTGAATGGTCAACCTCTGCGATTCAGGAACAATCGCAAAGATTGGCATTTTCTGGCTCATAAGGTTCACGTCCACGGTTCTGTCAATGTCTGCAAGGCGACGCGCGTATATGCGCATGGCGTTAATGTCGGGGCGTCGCAAGTAGTTATTCCATATCGGGACACATTCCGTTGACTTCAAGCGGCGATGAAACCCGTTTGTACCATACGCAATGTAAGCCAACGGATTCTGGTACATGTTAATCTGCCCAGACGGCGCACCCATAGTGGAGAAATAAGCGTCGTACTCGTCATCCCAGAAAAACACGCTCATACCGCGATTGAAAAGCGTTAGTTCTAAAAATCTCTGGTCAATCTCTGTAGGCAATCCTTCCCACCGATATACCGCACACGCCATTTGCTCAAGCATTTCATAATACATACGGTATTGAAGATTGTTCATTTCAGCAGATTGCCAAGTGTTTTTACGCTTCTTTTTAGCCATCAGTACCGCACCCCCTCAACAGGCTCGTTATCTGCAAGGTCAATCTTGTACATCAAATCGGGGTCATTCCAGACGGTAACGCCCTTCTCAAAAATACCCCTGATAGTCTCTTTGAAAAGTTCAGGAACCTCGGTTGTGGACAATGCAACGCTCTGCATCTTCCAATATGTGAAATGCTCCATGCACTTCAAATCGGCAGGCGGCGTAATCCAACGATTCACATAGTAGCCGTAACGCAACCAGAAATCCCCGATTTGTCGCACGAAATTCATCTTCAACCGCTTGAATTTCAATCGGATGCCCATATACCCTTTGCAGAAATTGAACGTATCGCCGCCATTTTGACCAGAAGTAGATGGTTGTTTCAAACGTGCATCCTGAACTTTCGCTTGGATGCCCTGAATAGCCGTCTCATAATCCCCATTCGCCGCATATACCGCATAGTCATAGTTCGTGTCCCTCATATAACCCTGCAAACCAATGTTGTTCTGCGTCGTTGCCGTCGCAGCACCGACCTGCGTTGCCGTCGTTCTGTTAATCCAGTCTGCGTTGAGCGCGGTATTCGCTGCAGCAAGCCCGATGTTCGCAACACCAGCCGCTGCACCGCCCGCATTGCCAGAAGCGAGGTTGCCCACCACTCCCACTCCCGAAGATAGTCCAGACGATACCCCGCCCCATAAGTTCTTCTCCTGTGAAATATTGCTCAAAGCCCAGTTCGCTTGGTTCGCAACTTGCTGGTTAGCCCATGCGTTCTGCATGTTCGCGCCGCTTTGATTGAACGAAAGCTGCGCAGCCGTAAGGGCTTTCTGTTGCGTCCATTCAGCAGCGGCAAACTGATATGCCAACGTGTTACGATTGGACGCAAGGTAATATATGTACTGATTATTCACCAATGAAAATTGCGGAAAATTGCTAAACTGAATGGCAATATCCAAATCCTCTTGCGTGTACTCGTAATGCGGAAAACTATCACCACTCGGCAGATAATATGGCGCTTCAACTCCAACTGTGTTCTTCGCGCTGTTATACTCTGAAACAAAACTGTACCCGCGTATATCAGGCGGTGCAAGCACGGTGCCTGTTGTTACCTCAATACTATCCCACGTTTGGTTGATGCTAAAGCATTCTGGCTTCAATATAACCTCTCCACCATTGTAGGCGGTCATTTCGACGACGCAATACGGTGAAGTATAGAATTTCAAAAGATTCTTGTACCTATCAGGAATGTGGAATTTGGAAAGAACGTTGTCCACGCGAACACCTGTGACATCTTCGGCAGGGTCTGTGCTCAATTTGTACATTTCGGTGCCTTCAACGGTTATCTTATCTCCAAGCTGTACGAACCTATCAGGCACAACAGTAACCATGCTGATACATTGCGATACCCACGGCGCGTTCTGCAACGCCCCCATAAGCTTCAAAAAGTTCGTGCTATCGCACGCATAAGCAGAAGCTCCAGACGGCATACCGTCGTTTATAGAGCCAGACGCGGTTTTCAGATTAGGATTGGAAACGTCCCCAAAATCACTCGTCAAATCCGCATTGCTCATAATGACGATGTACGGGGGTTTATCAAGAAAATTGTCAATCACCAAATCAACAATATCATATTCATCACCAATGTTCAGACCTTCTGGGTCTGTCATATACTCCGATAAGTTATAGATAGTGCTGTTCTCATTAGCGATACCGATATGCCCCTTGTTGACGTAGCACATATTGAACTCAATGCGATTGTAATACGTCATCCACACGTCAAGCTGCACATTCACCTGCGTTGTGTTTGGCGCAAGATACTTTGCGTCGTTGATGAAATAATAGAAGACATCGGGCTGTCTGCCCTCTGTCGGAGATACGGGCTGCATAGAGTTCTTAACAACCATGTAGTTGCAACGTGTAACCATATCAAATGGCGCGTTCACGCGAACAGGCTCACCATATCGCAGATATACAAGCCCGTTAAGCGTGAACGCATAACCATCGGATGCGCGGGATGCAAAATAAGCATCCCGCTCCTTGTCGGAATCAAAGCGCACCACATCGCGGTACGAAGAATCCCACGGCACGTTGCACATGAGAATGGTAGTGTTCGGCGTCCATACCGAATAATTAAACCTGTTCTCATATTCATAGATGTTCTCTGGCAACCCAGGGAAATCTTGTGACATGCCCTACTCCTTAACCCGTGTACGCCTTACCAATACCAACAATCAAATCCTTGTGCTGGTACACCTGCTCGCCCATCGCAACCGCAGGGTCGATGTAGGTGCTGGTCGCGGTGACGGTGACGTTCTCCGCAACCTCGTCCTGGTCAACGTGTAGCACTCCCTCTGCATCAACGAAAGTCCCCATTTTAAGGCGAACCCCGCCGCTCGCAACACCAGTGTTGTTCGCGGTGATTGCAAACGTGCATCCCTGCGGAACCTCATACCCTTCGGTTTCAGGAGTTACAGTACCCTGAACTGCTGCGATAAGACGCGTCTTTGCACCGCGCTCTGCAAATGTAGGCTTCACTCCGTCAACCTCCGCATAATCGAGCGTAACACCAGTTGCCTTAATGGCGGGTACAGTCACACTGGTACCAGCTTCGGTTGTGAACATAACGGCGTTCACAAAGCGGGACACAGAATAAATGCCGTGGTGGTGCAGCCAATAGTTCCATGAAATCGCCTTCGGGTTGCGGATGCTCTCAAAGTCAATCAGCGTGTCCGCGCACATGAAGAAATCTCGGTCGCACAGAATGGCTTGGCACCCGTCAATGCCGAAATCGTCAATCTCGACAACACGCATCTTGAAGTCAGCAGCCGAAGCGTTGAACGCAAACGCGATAACGTTCACGTCAAGCATCGCCACAAATTCGGGCGTGGCAAACAGAACAAGGTCACCATTGTTCGTGAACGTGGGAGCGCCAGCGGCGTTGTACTGACCAGAAAGGAAACGCATCTTTCCAGCCATCGAGCGCACGGCTTCCGTGATTGCCATGGCGTTGTCCTGCTTCTCCGCACGAGTGGACGCTGCCGAAGCGTCGGGCACCTGCACCTTGTAGAACCCATCGATGCGCGCGTACTCGGCAAACAGGTTACGCATGATAAGGTACTCGTCCCAATAATCAGAGGTGTACGGAGTTTCCATGATGCGCCCAACAAGGTCTTGAAGTCCATAATCGGTAAGGAAAGCACGGCGCAAAAGCATGTCATTGATAGTTAGCGGATAATAGTCCTGACGGTTGATGCTGTGAAAGTTGCTCATAACATCAGGGGGGCTGCACTTAAAAACATCCTCATGGCAAGAATTAGGGTCATATCGTTTAGCCTGAATCAGCGTTGTCGCGAGTTCCTCGATAGTCTCGCCGTACTGCATCATGCCGCGCTTAAACTGCGCAAGCGGATTAGTCCACACCTTGCTTTTGATAACAACATCGCCAATGCGGTTCACAAGCGCATCGATAAACTCGTTCATCATCGGTCGATATTCAAGCAGGTTGTTCACCGTGTCGGTAATGTCCCCTTGCGTCGCGGCAGGGATTCGCTGCTGATACGCGAACGAAGCATCAGTGCGAATCGCGTTCAAAATCTGTGCGTTCGTCGCGTTCAGGGTTTTAACCGTCTTAGTTGCCATTGTTTCCATCCTCCTTATCATCGGTGAAAAGATTGTCGATGTGGTACACGGTTCCATCATCATCAACGTCCTCAACAACCGCACCGTCACCATCATTGTCCCCGCTGTTGTCGGCAGGTACCTGCATCAACAGGTCATAATTGCGGGCTTTAAGGGACTGAATCTCTGACTTCATCGCTTCCTCGTTGGCTGCGTACTCGCTCATTCGCGCTTCCGAAGAACTGCGGTACTCATCAAAGTCAGCACCCCGCTTCTGCATATCATTCAAGAACGTCTCTGCAGTGGCGTACTCGCCATCCTCCATGCGCTCACGAAGCCACGCAAGCAAATCCTCTAGGTTCATTCCTTCTCCTTTCAACAAAATAGCCCCCGCCATCTGGTTGTGACCGTGGCGAGGGCTGACTGTGCTGGTGATATTGCCATTCCCGAAACGCCGCCGCTGCTAATGCGGCTCGCACTCGTGCGGGCGGTATCACCCGTAGCAACCCCGCATCGGTCATCGTCCAGACGGATTGGGTATCACCATAGCCAACATATACCGCATCACAAGCACTGTCAAGCACTCGCGTTCATTCTCACCAAATCAATCGAATCGGAATAGGCGTTCAAAAACTGCGAAATCGCAACGCGAACAAGATAGGAAACGGGCAGATTCTCCCGCTCGCTTATCTCTTTAAGCTGCTCGTACATCACTTCATCAATCCTAAAGCTACGCTCAATCATATGTTGCCTCCTATCAGGTGAGCGTGAACGTTATAGGCTCAAGCACTATGCCGCCCCTAACGTGCCTTGGCTTCAACTTCCCATGAAGTTGCAAGCCCCTTTTGAAACTGTCGAACGTAACCATGCGCTTCAATTCCTCTGGCATACCTGCGCACTTAACGTCATCGAACGGCTGAACGTCAACCATTCTGTATTCGCCATCAACCATCTTGCCAACCTGATAGATTCTTTCCATATACGTTTTAGCCCTGATATATTTAGCCATGCTGAAATTGCTCTCGTGTTTCCAAGCACCAAGATGCGTAGGATGAACTTCAATTCCCTGTACTGGTTCAGTACCCAAAACATGTATACTATCAGTGTCCGCATACATGAACCTATCATACACGCTTTGCGCGGCGGTTATGGTCTTATGTCGTGCCCATGCAGTAATGAAGCATCCCATAGGGGTGTAAACAGGGTCGCGCGTCTCTTTGTCCCCCAATCTGTAACCCACGCTTCCATCATCTTTTAGATATGGAACCTTCGGCGTAACATCGGGGTTGGTTGCGAACTTCCCGTAAAGCGAGTTGAGCATTAGCTTTGCAAGCTGTCTCAAACCGCCTGTGGTTGTCTCCTTTATGTGCATCCAATAATCGATGTACTCTTTGAACAGCCCCGTAGCCTGCTCAAACATGTAACCGCCATTATAAGAGAAAACCGTAACATCATACTGCTGCATGAGTATTTCCAAATCAATGTTGGTCAAAGCCAAGTCAACGGTGCCCTCCGTGTCATGTATATACTCCGTCTCCGAATAAAATGGATTGCTCTTTATCTGCAATGTGGGGAGGTGGTTTGGCTTCAACTTGCAATGGCATGTTAGGAACTGAATGCGCAACGGATATTGTGGATTATCCTTGTACCGCCCTTTGAAATAAATTGGATGCCCTATCGGCAGGGGGCGATGATACATAACATCGGGGTACAGACTGTTCACATCATATACTGAACCACTGCCCTGCAATCTGTCCTCATGGTCTGCATCGGATTGATAGATAGGGTTCGCATAGGTATACCCGCCACGATACGCTTTGCGTATCATCGCATCCATTTCGATATGGATTTTCGGGAACCAATCATCCCATTTGGGGCCGATAATATCCTTGTACCCGTTGAGCGCGTCGCTCCCTATGGTCAATCTCGTAAGCCCCTTGCCGAACTGTTGGCGCAATGCCTGTGCGACAATCTGAACATCGTTCCTGATATAGTCGCGTTCTTGGGGTGTTAATTCATGACCAATCGGGCGATACTCTGTGTAATCAATCTCAAGTTTTGAAATGGGGAGAGCGAAAGCCTTTGCAATCTGCGAAACTTTCATGGGAAGTTTTTTCAAGCTGTCTTTGAAAGTTGCAGTAATAGCCTTCTTCTTGCCCTTCTTCTCAAAGCATACTTGCATCTGATAGAACTTGCCCATGCTAGATATAAGCGTTTTGAACGTCTTTGTTTTTGCCTTCTCGCTGTACTCAAATCCGTTGGTAAGCAGGTAGCACAAAATAAACTCACAGTCAAAAGCAGCGTTATGGAAATAATATGTGCCACCATGCACCTTGCAGAAATCAAGAAATGTTGCAATGTCCGTACCATAGCTTAGCGCGTCGGGGTTATCAATCTCGCAAACGCACCACGCCCAAACGCGACAATCATTCACATCTGCGGTTGTCTCGAAATCTGCTGCGTACTCCATAGCTACCTACGTTTTTTGTTCTTACGCTTGCGTTTTCGTGTCGGCTTCTTGGGGTATTGATTCTGCACCTGCTGAATAGTGAGAATCATATGCTCTTTCTGCGCTTCATCATCCATAGCGTCAGCCTGTGCGCCCATTACGTTATCCCTGTCCGTATTGATATAGCGGTAATAAAGGGGTACAAAGTTGGTAAAATTCTGCAATGCAAAAAGCTGCTCGTTTGACAGCTTCTTAATCATGTTGGGGATTCGAGGGTCATTAAACGTCGCGGCATGTTCCAAAAGGTTCTTGCGTAACTGTGTAATCCGCTTGCGTTGATAAGATGGGGACAGTTCGCGCTTCAAAATCTGCATTCTCTTGCGCAAATCCTCAACACTCCTAACCTGTTCGGGAAGCAATTCGCGCTTATAGCCAATGTTCCCAAACGGTAGCCCTTTAACGTGCGCCATAACGGAGCGCATGCCCAAAGTTGTATCGCTTTCGCCGTATGCGGTCAAAAACGGATATTGCGCGAACCTCTGCCAATATCTGTTATGCTCCTTGTTCCATTGCCTTTCGATGCGCTTGTAGTCCCTATAAGCGGTATACGGTATCGGGGTGCCGTCCCGCCCTGCCACAAACCTTGTGGAACGCGAAACGAACTGCTCCAAATCCCGCGCGTAACGTTTCAATTCCCTTGTATTCGATGCGTCAACGTCGCGAAAGGGACTAATTCCGCCCGTTCTTATTCCCTTGCTCTGCAATCTCTTGATTTTGCGCCGCGCCCTCCGTTCGGCGTCTTTAACGTGGGCGCGGGCGTTCTCGTTGGCCTTTGTCATCGGCCCACCTCCTTAACAGAAAGGGCGGACATATAGCCCGCCCTCGCTTGCTGCTCTGCTATGGGGTGTTACTTGTGGCGCTGAAGCGTGGTGAACTTGTAGCCGTTTCGCCCCTGCTTCTTAACAATATCGAAAGCAATGGCAGGATTCCACGGCGGGCAACCGACGATTGCAAAAAGGTTCTTCATCGAGGTTTCAACGCCCGTACTGGTGCAGCCGTAGGCGTCGCCCTTTGGTGTGATAAGCACGATGCGGTTACGCAAAGTCTGCTCGCCTGTCGTGTTGTCCGTCATCTCCACGGGCTGGATAATGACGTTCTCAACCTCGACAACCTTTCCCACCATATCATCAAGCGACAGGGAGTTAGATACTGCTTCGTAAATATCAAGCCTGTCGGCCTGTGTCTCCGCATGAATCGAACAGAACATCCCGCGTGAGAAATCGGGGGTATCGTTGGTGATGGGCATAAGTTCGGTATTCTCCATTTTTCGTTCCTTTCATTCATGGGCTGCGCACCATGCGCCGCCCTTTATGGCGTGTCAGTCCTCGTCAGCTCCCGAAGCATCGCAGGGGGTGCCGTACTTCTTGAAATCGTCAAAAGTCATCTTGTAAAGCTGCTCGTGCTCAATAATCTCCGTTGCTGCAAAACTAGGTTCCTCCTTTCGGATAAGGGCTTGGGCGGTGCTCAGTCCGCATTTCTTCCCGAGTTGATAGGTAACCTTTACAGGCTGACCATCTTTAATGATGATGCCGTGAACCTCCGTAATAGTAAACTTCTTTTGAATCGTGCTGCGTGCCATATCCTATCCTTTCTGTCGTGCCCCTTATTGGCAACTCTTATATTACTCTGCATGGTGCGGCTTGTAAAGTATTAAAACCAACTTGCAAGCCGC